GATATAGTGTTATAGTTGCTTGTAAAAACATACTGACTTTCATTATCATATGATCCTCTCAATGGGTTAACCATTAAGTTTGAAGAATCCTTAACGTTATATGAAATAAAACTACTATTAATAAACTCTTTATTTTGATCTAAAGAATAGTCAATATGAATTAAGTTGTCGATACCACGATTTAAACTACCAGCTTCCATTGGTGCCGCTACTAACTGACCTGCACTAAGAGTAACAACATTTAATACACCACCTACGGATTTGTATAGTTGTAGATAACCATCATTATCTAACGCATAACGAAAAACGTCATTTCTCTCTCGAGTAATGTTTCTATAATTATCTAGCCCTTTATAAAATACAAATTTGCTATAAGTTTCGTTATAATTTAGATAGTAGTCAAATACACCATTATTATGCTTTATTCTTAACAAATTATTATTAAGCGCTTCTAATTCAAAAAAGTAGTTATTAGCAAAAGATCCTAATTCATCTAAAGCACGTATACCTACTGGTTTTTGTTGATTACTTTCTGCTTCACCATTAGCCTTAAAAATGTATAAAAACTGATCTGGTGCATTATTTACTTGTTTAAAGCTGAGTCTAGATACTAGCGAAGTTGTTTGATCTACTGCTAGACTCGATAAAGTTAAAAAGTTCGACAGCTTAGCTTTATCGGTAATATTGAAAGACGTGTAATTATTAATTTTAGTATCCCTCGCACCAGAAAGAGCATCAATATTATTTACATGAAACCCTTGCTCCAGCACGCTCTTATATTGATTAAGAGTAACAAATCTATCATCATATTCCCCTGTTGGAAAAGAGATTGAACTAACAGATTTTGTATAAGATGAACTCATTATACTTATTTAATCTGGAAGCTAGTTGTTGCTATCAATCTTTATTGAAGAATGTAGTGTAGGTTCTTTTATTAAATTTAGACTGTAAGTTGGCTACAGTATTTGATGCTGACGTTCCAATCATCTGAGTATTGAGAATTCCTAGTTTCTGGATACTATCATAGTACGATTCTCTAATAAGCCTTATAGGTTGCAACAAATTAGCATAAAATCCATTACTAAAATATATTAGAAATTGTGCTGTTAAGTTAGAAAAAAAGCTACTTACTCCAGGAACATAGGTATGGTTATACTGGTCTAATATAGATCCGCCTACCTTACCATACAGTACCTCGTTAAAAATAGATCTTTCCCTATAATTGAAGACTATATCTCTTTGAAAGTATTCTATCTGAGACTCATCTCCCCAATTAATATCTAGTGAAAGTGCTTGACTACTTCCTTCATCTATACCTGTTAGTACATATACTATAGACGGTGCTCCTTTAAAATCTATAGCAGGTAACGTTTCGTCATAGCTTGAAACTGTTGGAGAGGTAGTGTTAATAAAAATAGTAGACATTAGATTGTAACAGTAAAGGTATTTGTGTTGCGTGTAAATGCACCTGAGTTTGAAGATATAGAACCAAACATAGTAGATAATCCAAAAGTATTCGACCTTAGAATTGATTCATCGTCTTCATATTTATAGATATTTTGTAAAGTTAAATTGTTATTAATTATCTTATATGTTGCATCAACAAAGTGTGACATGTCATTAAGATCATTTAAAATATACGTTAATTTAAATAAATTATTTCTTTTATTATAAGCTATTTTTGGTGTATGAACTTCTTCAATGGTATAGTTTCTTAAAGTAGAAAGCGTACTATTAGCAGTGCTGTTAACATCAAATACACTTAAAGTGGCTGCTGTTGTGTCTGCAGGAAATACTTTCGTTACTTTGTTTTTTAAGATGGAATATTCATATATCTCAGGATATACAGTAATATAGTTTTTAGGTGTTGGAGGTAGAGTAGCTGGTAAATCTATAGATTGAAATCTTGCAAAGTACACCTTACCAGTCTCTTCAACGTAGAATCTATTTGAGAAGGTTTCTATTCCATCCGCGCTATTGACACTATAAATGGTATTAACAGTACTAGGCTTAATAAACTTACCTTCATTATATTTGATCTTATCTATTAGTAAGTTTGATTTTGTTTCTAAAAATAAGGTATTTTGTATAATATCAAAATCAAGTAGAGATACATTAACATCTGTTTGTACGCTATCGGAGTATTTTTTAAGTATATCTGCTAGTGCTGTTGAAAGAGGAAGAGAATCTGAATAAGGACCATTTTTTACATATAATCTACCATCTAGAGCTTTTCTCTGTTCAGTAGTTAGTATTAAATCTTCTGAGGATAATTCTGATAGCACTGTCGAGCCGCGTGTATCAACTGTATTAAGATATCTATAATTATCTGTATAAATAAAATCATTCGGTAACACTACCTCATCACCAAATAAGCCTGCATCGTAGTTAGTATACGGACTTCCTGCAGAAAGATAATATCGAACATCAGTAGCAAAGTCTAAATTACTCTTTCCGGTAATAAGTTCAAACTCAGCTTCAGTTATGATATTCATATTCACAGCTGATAGTATTGTTTGATCAGATAAAAAAGTACCCTCTGCGAGAACTGTATAATAATAATTTAATGATGAAGGGTACCCAGGCGCATCACTACTTAACGGGTTTGGCAATTCACTACCATCAAGAAATGCAAATGATCCTCCGTCTCGCCAGAAAGGTTTAAGCTCTCGAGTGTCTTGTAATAGATCCTGATATGGGTAGAACTCTCTAAAATATAATGTCAGAAATTGATTTAACTCGCTATAGCCATTAGTATTGATCGAACTAAATCCGGATTTAATAGTATTACCTGATACACCAGTAAGAGCGTAGTTAAAGTTATAACCTTCATTGCTGTCGAAAAAGGTATGCCCGTCTAAAAGCAAGCTCTTAATATTATTACCTAAATCAAGTTTCGGTTGTAGTGGAGTGTATTTAAATAATGCATACTCATTACCATAAATATCGGTTTGATATTTATCTACAACCCCTTGGTTAAAGAGATCAGTAAAGTTCAGTTTGTAACTTATATCGTTAAGCTCTTTTAATTGAGCAGTATTACGTTCTTTAGTGGTATAAGATTCGAACGTAGTTGCTTTATTAGTAATTTTTGGATCACCAGCTGCAACTCCACTAGAAACGTTTCTCACATTATCACGATAATCAAATTTATAATATACAGGATAAGAACTTACTGGGTTAACAGATACATTACCAAATCGATTAGGATCAGGAAAAATAACAAACTCATTACCTAAAGTAGATATATCAATAGAATATTGAAAGTTTTCCGATTGTAGCTTAAATAACCCAATATTATCTGGTGTAAAATTAAGACCTATATCTCGAAGTAATTTAACATCATTTGACTCTACCTGTGCAGCATCTGCACTTTGCAAGTTTAGTGCATTAGATGCTGGGTTATCAGCAGCAATTAATAATCCGGATGTGGGTGGTGTAGTTGTATTATCTACATAATAAATATCGGTACCTAAATATTTTTTAATTAAAGATCGTTTGAGACTATATACTTCTGCTAGACTGAGACCACCTTTTTCATATGCATTAGTTACTTTTACAAGATCATTATCTGGGTTACATATAGCATCAAATTCCTCCGGAGTTATTAATGGTGGATTAATTTTAAAGGTTCTAATAGCACCAAGAAAATTCTCGTCATCAGAAATAGCTTCAATAGCCAAAGGATCTAGATAGTACTTAGTATCAACAGTATTAATATTGTTCGCGTCTCCTCCTTTAGGTAGATCAAAATAATCACCATAAACATCTACAAACTCTTCTAGTTCAATACCTAATCCACTGACTGCAGCTGCAATGCTATATGTTTGTGCATTGTAAGAGTCTTCAGCTGTAAATATAAAATTATAAATATTATCGAAAATTGCTTTTTCTACCCCAGATGTACTACCCTTAAGCTTATTTCTATCAATAACATACTTACCTTCATCTCTTTTCTTCTTATAAAAAAGAGCAACATCTTTTAATCTATTAGCAAAAAACGGAATAGCGATATCGAGATCAGCTGGATCATTAAAGTTTATATTCTCTAGAAACCTTTTTTCACTCTCCGTTGTATAACTAATAACAATCTCTTTAATAAATTGCTGATAATAATCTTTAAATTGTTTTATCTGCTCTGCTTCTGATATATCTTGAAGCGAATACCAATTTTTAAGGTAAGCGCTATAAAAAGAACTGTATTCATCCGGTGAATAGTTTGCTTGAGTATTATTTATAAAGTCTAAAAAAGAAAACGGGGTAATATTATCCCTATAATCATCATTCTCAATATTTGAGTTTGTGATAGAGTAATTGACTACAACTGTTCTGAGTGATTGATTAGACATCGATATAAATATTTAGGTATCAAAAAGGTTCAAGCCTTCGTAAAGTGAGTTAGCAAAGATATTAGACATAATACCGTTATCTTTAGACCAATCGGTGTAAGATGTAATACCATACGTTAGTGTATTATTAGGATCAGCAAAATTAATAATAGCATCGGTTATATCACCAACTGAACTTGCATGGTAATAGAATGAGTATATATCTGTAATTTCTCTTCCACCGCCTGATAGTAATGGCCATCCCCAGGTTTCATTATAATCACTAAGACAGTAGAATTGAGAAGATGAAGATAAAGCCTCTGTTAAGATTTCCATATCTACACCAGATAGTAGGTTGACAGTAGATGCTTGCTCTAGAGTTATAGGTACTCCTTCCGATGTTTGCTCACTAGCAGCAGATATTAACGACCCAGTAGATGTACCATACACTATACCTTCTGGTATAGTAATAACTGGTGTAATTCTCGCGCTTAGTGGTAGAGTAGTATTTAGTGTTGTAAACTTACCACTATATAGTTCAGTCGCTACTATTGCTTCACCAGGTATTATAATACTACTAGGTGTAAGCTTTTCACCTAAATTATAACCATAGAAATTATTAGATCTATACCCATAAGATTGATATTGTGTTTTATCTCTATTTCTTCTACCAAAGAGTCTAGACTTACTAATAGAAAGCATATCCATTAATCTTGTAAGTTTAGGGGGTAACGAATATCTATTAAGCTTTGGTAAATCAAGCATTTGAAGTAACCCATCAAGCTGATCGATATTGCTCTCATCTATAATTGTATTATTATTTAAAAAGTTTTGTATTTTTTCATAGGTAGCTTTACCTATCGAATCTTGTGTGGAGCTTAAGTCTCCAAAAATAGATCCTAAAAAGTCTTTCATTAATACCCTTGCATCTGTAAATAAAGGTTGTATCGCGATTTCCTTAAATGCATCTTCAAAATCTATATTTTCATTCTGTTTAGCTATAGTATAGTAGCTACTAGGATTAATAGTAAATGTATTGCTACGCCCGCTTAACCCAGCTGTGTTGAAATTGACTTGCGATGCAAATATCTGTAAATCTTTTGAAAAACAACGTGAATCGTTGGTTACAAAATACCCTTTAAAGAAGCCGCCTGTAGATAAAGATGAAAGAGCTCCTAAATCGGATGTAAATACTGCATCATAAGAATTTAAACCAGGTCCTGGATAACCTGGATCAGTTAACCGCAATTGCATCGCGGTACTAAGTGTAGGGCTATAGCTTATTAGTGGAGCACCTCGATTACTGAAGTTATTACTATCTTTAATTTTAACAACAAATGCTATTTTAGTTCCTGCAAACTTTTCTGTATTAATATTAAATACATTAAAGTTATCGGCTCCTTCACCATCTACACCATTTGATGAAATGTGAAACCCACCATTATAGCTTGCATTTTCAGTAATTTTTGCTGATACACCGTAATTAGTAGTATTTGCATACTCAAATATATCACCTTGTTGAAAGCCAAATATTAAATTATAGCTATCGATAATATCACTTTTAAAATAAACATCTGCTATGCCAGATACTCCAGCGAAAAACGCGTCTGTATCAGAAGAATTAGTATATACTATCTCATTACTACTTAACTTAACGTACAATGGAGTATCGATGGTTTTAACAGAATCAACTTGTATAGTCTCTATTATACCGTTAGATGTAAGTATCTGAACAAATGAAGAATGAGGATATAGATGACCATAAGTTAATTTATCGTAACCGTTCCTAAAAAAGTCATAATCTCCTGTAGCTCCAGATGCGTACGGTACTATAGTTGAGAGCCCTGTATTTAGAGTTCTATAAGAATTATAACGCTTTACGTTAATAGGGTTGAGTACATTACCAGCTTTATGAACTATATCTGTATTACTAGTAACTACTAACTCGTCTTGAACGAAATCTTTTATATCAACATCAGCATGAAAAGTATCATAATAACTAGTACCAGCCTTATCGTATAGATAGCAATTAACTTTATACGATCCTGGTTTATCGTAAGCATGAAAAGCTGTTATTGCTTCTGTAGTGGTACCATCACCAAAATCCCAAATAATTCGTTTATTAGATATAAAATCTTCTATACCATCGGTTAAATTAGGTGCAAAAGTAAGAGGAGTAAATGGAAGTGCAAATGTGTTGTATGTCTCTTCACCTTTATAGTTCCTTACATAGAAGAAATTATACAATAGATCAAATTCACCTGATTGATCGAGTTGTAGAGAACTGAGCGACATATAACATATTTAATCGCAAAGCCAGGTTTTACAACCTACGAATAGTGATCTTATTAACAATATCAGCTATATTGTAAAAATAGCCGTATTCAAAATCTTCTAGTTGATAATTAAGAGATTGAATAGCTTTATCACTTTCCTTATAATCTGGATTCCAAACTACAAAACTAAGATTTGATATTTCAGCAGTACCGTTAACTGTATGTAGAGCAGTTACTCCTTGAATATTAAGTATATCGTTAGTCATCGCAGCAACATCCACAATATCCCCTATCTGTAATTTGCTAAAATAACTATTTAGAGTATTTGATATAGATGCTTTAATAGAACTATTATTTAGAGCTTGATTCTTATCAACCGTTATACGTAATGAACTATCATTTACAATATCGTCAACAGAATCATTATCACTAAAACTAGATCCTCCAACATTAGAGATACCAAACGCAAAGGCTTTAAATAATGCATCAGTAACTACAACGTTATGAGTTATATCTTTTTTATTATTACAAAAATCAGCAATAATTTGCTTTTGCGCTGAGTTAAGGTATCTTGGGGCTAGCCCATTTAAAGTAGAGTCACCACTCGGTACTGTAAAAATATATACGTTATTAAAGCTAGTAGAAGTAGAGAACTGAACTTGTGAAAATAACATACGTGCATCATCATTACCTTGACTTAGTCCTTGATTAGTGTAATAACCTAATACTTTAGAAGAGAATTCATCATTTGAAAGAACTTTAACATCTTTAGTAACATTATTAAAATTTCTATTTATTTGATATTCATAATCCTCTTTAGTAACAAGACGATTTTGAGAAGCAAAGACTTTTGGAGCATTTCTCTTAATATCTTCTGTTGTTTCTGCTTTTTTTGGAGGGGCTGATCTAGAAGGATTATTAAGTGTTATACTAGTTAATTGATCAGGTGTAATTAATATTTGACCAGTATCGTATAAAATATCTTTAATAGCTGTAAAGTTTGTAGATCCATATAAATTGAACGAAGCATTTGCTAATGTATTAGGACCAGTATCTCCAGCTTCATTATCTGATATAACATAAAATATAAGAACTGTGTCATTTTCATTTAGCTTTTTACCATTTAAGTCATTACCAAATTTAAATTCATAATTGCCTGAAGCGTTAAGACGTTTTTCATATCTTTTTGCATCAGCTGATTCAAGAAAAAGGGACGCGGTTTCAACCCACTCCGCCCACTTACCATCTACAGCATCTTTAACAAATATACTAAATGAATTATCAGATATAAATTTAGTATTATTTAAATTTGATGTGCTTTGAATTAATTGTGGTGATGTAAAGCTATCTACTAGAATAATATTCTCGTAAGGTTCACCAGTAGCTACAAATGTTGCTTCTGTTATAGCCCCTTGGTATAATGTATTGTTCGAAGGTGAAACTTGTTCTAGAGTTGTATTTGTTGTTTTCTGAAAAATAATATCATCTGTGGCTATAAACGAATTGCCGGCAGCTACAACAGAACTAAACCTAGGAATTGTATAAACACTTGCAGGAATATTAGTAGCAGATAAATTAAAGTTAAGAAGAGATGTTTGATCACCTAGAGGTTTATAACCAATGTTACTAACAAGCTTATTCATGTTCTCATAAATAGTAGCCGTGTTAAAGGTTGACTCGTTAGAGGTAGTATTAAGCTGAAAAAGCAACACATGATACATGTAAGCTACAACATCAATAAAAGCGCTAAAGTTAGAACCTTCAAAATTTTGATCTGTAAATGTTTCATTCTCATTTAATCTTTCAATAATAAGACTCTTGAGAGTATCTGCATCAAAGGTAAGATATGCGTTTTTTGGAAGTTTGTAATCTGTAAAATCTTGTAAGCTCATATTATACTACGTTATTATTTAATCTACACCACTACATATCCCTCTCGGTTAAGAGTAGCATTTAAAGTTAAATTATTAATATCTAATTTAGGAATACTATAATCAATATTAATAGAATATTCACTTTGATCAGGATTTTCTGTAATTTCTAACTTATTGAGAGTTACGCGTGGTTCTTGAATACCTAAATTATTATAGATATAGTAGCCTAAAAAGTATGATGTGGTTGAATTAATCGGCTCAAACAAATAGCTTCTAAAATCTAAACCTAAAGTAGGGTTGAGCAGTTTTTGACCTGGTGTTGTAGTGAGAATATTTTTTACCGAGTTAATAACCGCTTGACCATCTTGAATTTCATCTAGATCTTTAAGGGTGTTTTTACTATAAAGCGATGGTCCAGTAAAACGACTAGTTACGAGATCGAACTTTATATCTTTATATAGATACCCACTCTCCAGTGATTTTTTTTCACTAGCTGGGATCTGTAAATTATCTAACCTTACTGCCATAAAATGTGTATAAATATTTATATGAGCGACTAAATAATAGTATGGCTAAATCGAACAAATTCACAACTCTTTTAGAGTCTTACATGAAGCGCTACGAACGTGGTGGGTTTCTAGTAGGAGATGTATTCAAGTTTAATGATAACTTTAAAAGCGATGATGCATATAAAGATCTTGCTGATAATGTCAAAGGAAATATTGACTCAATGATTGATTCAGGTCTTCATATTCGTGTTATTAATATTAAAGACACTTCACCGGCAAGGTATCCTGCATCAGATCAAACATCTTCACTAGATGTTGTACTTAATATTGCGCTCGATACTGGAGGCGGTCGATATACAGATCAATGTTCAATTCCTTGTTGCTTAGGTAGCTGCGAACAATATGCTCCTAATTTGCTTCCTATCCCAGATGGTCAACGCCGTAAGAGTAAAGTTACAATTAAACCAGAAGAGGTAGACGAGAATGAAGAGAATCTTTCTAATAAGACCGATCGAGGTGATGGAAAGCTTTCTCAAACAGACCTTACTCTTAAGAGAGAGAGTTA